CAGTTCCACTAAACAAGCTGCAGTGCAGTCAAAGAAGCCGTATGTTTGGCATTCAGATGCCGAATGGAGACAGTATCGCAAGGATAGAAATGTTGCTTATAATAAGCGACATCCTAAGAAGGAGAAGAAAGAATTTAGAGTTACCACTAGTGATTTTAAGTGGAACTTGGTACGAGAGAGAATAGCTCGCCAGAAAGAGGCTGATGGGTATGTGCATGTCGGACCTGATTTTATGTTGAAGGCTCGTCAAGATTTTCGAGAAAAGTTTGCAGAGTTTGAAGATCTAATGCGTCCTGTCAGTTACCAGCCGTGTGAGGCGGAGTGTGTCTTTCCAAAGTTGCAATGGCATGCATTTGCTGTGATTCGTCAGGATTCTGATGATAGTGTTGTTGAGGATGATGTTGAAGCTAAAGTGACGACTGTTCCTCCATCACGGGAGGATCCTTTTTGGTGGAAGGATATGCGAAGAAGACCAAATGTTGTGTGTGTTGAGCCTTATGAAGAGAATGTTAACGTAAAACTTGAAGGGAAGTTGAGGAAAATTTGGCGTAGAGTGCGTCGTATTTTCTCCTTTTGCCCGTATACACAACTGCCTGAGAAGGATTGTTGGTGTCTTCATCGTGTACATGTCAATCCACCAATTAGTAATGGTGGTGATGACGACGTTGATGTTCTTTTTGTAGAAGAACAAATGGAGTCGAGTGTTGATGCTGAAGTGTGTGCTAGTAAGCCCTACTATGATTATGTAGAGTCTGTAGGACCAGATATTAGAAATTTGATTCATATTTATTTAAAAGAAGTCTCGTGGAATGTACACAATGTTATTGGGACTTGGAAAGGTGAATTTAAAGATCAAATTTTTGATCAAGTTACTGGTATTTTGAATAATGTCAGAAAGATGGATAGTCTTGTTGGGAAGAATTTTTATTTGCAAGGGCCAATTTCAGATGGCATTATCAAGAGTTTGAAGAAGCAAAAGGAGTTGATGTTTGTGTATACTTCTAATATGGCGATACGGTTGAAGAATTGTAATAAAATAGTTAATGACGAGAAAGCGTTACATAAGTTGCGTGCCGAATTTCTTGAATTGTCACGTGGTGCGTTAACTAAAATAAGTCAAATTAGGACTTTAGTTAATGAGGCGAAAGTAGAAGTAGTTTATTGTTTAGATATACAAGAACAAATGGATGTATCGGGAATAATCGTTTCTAAACCTATTATTGATGGTGAGGAAATTTATGTGGAAGAACAAATGGAGCCGCACGGGGATAGTGATATTGCCATGCCTCATTCTAGGAAGGCTAAGAAGTTGGCATTTACTAGTGATAGATCTCAAGATGAGTCTGCCATGTTTAAGTTAGGGAAGGAAATAGATGTGACTAATATTTTGCATCGATGTATGATTAATTCCCGTTTGAATATTTTCCAGTGGGCAACTACAGATGCTGTAGGTGCTGTAGAAGCTCGTTATAGAGTTAGTCCAAATTTTTGTGCTAATTTTACTGATGGTGGAGGTCTTAGAACTTATGATCAGACCGTTTTGTGTAATTACGCAAATATGTTTCAATTTTGGAAAGGTTCTTTAGTATACACTTTTGAGGCGGTGTGTACTAAGTTTCATCAGGGGCAGTTGCAAATTGCATTTAATCCTGCTTCTTTGGCAGCACCTACAGCAACGCAAAGTAGAAATTTGATTACAACTACTATGGATTTAACCCAACAGAACAGGGTTGAATTCGTGGTTGAGTATGTTGGAGAAACCGAGTATAAGAAGTGTGTTACTTCTACTTTTGGTCCAGCAGTAAATACTGATAGTTATGTTAATATTGGGAATGTTGGTATATTGAGTGTTTTTGTGCAAAATCCTTTAATGGCGCCTAATACTGTGGCGACTACGATAGATGTTAATGTTTATGTACGAGCTGGTCCAGATTTTACGTTTAAGACACCAACTTATAAAACTCCAGGTTTGACGTATTATAATGTCAGAAGTGCTATTTTTGAAGAAATGGAAGTGCAGAAGAAGGAGGATCTTCCTCCTGTGATTGCTGAGCCAAACGAGGGTATTTCTGTGTCTGAAATGTTACAGATTCATCGAGGTGCAAAGGTTGGTTCTGCATCAACTGAATCCATTATAGGGCGTGATTATTTGTTGCAAACTGGAATTACGTGGGATGATTCGGATGCATTACCATTAACTTTGGCTACAATATCATTACCTCATGACGTATTGGCCGCTGCTGATATTTCTATTAATGGTCTTATTCAGTATCATGCTTTCTTTCGTGGAACATTTGATATAACTTTTCGAATGAA